TATGGAGGTACTGATTTATTATCAAATATAACCACTGCTTGTGATCAAGACTATATTCTATATGCTGGTGGATTAACCAATAACTCAAACTTAATGCTTCTTGCTGCTGGTAAAAGAGAAATGGTATTTACCATTCAACCAAACATGTCTAATCAAACTCTATTAGAAAACGGTTCCTATTGGTATTTTAATACAGGCTATGGCTCTATGGGGTTTGCTCCAAATAGTACTATCCAACAAACTTCTGCAGATACTTATGCTGCATGGGGTGGAAATTTAGATGATGGCTCACTTCGTTTATCTTGGCATACTGGTCATTGTGGAGATGGACAGATTTGTGGTGGATGGAGAGTAGGAACTGTAGTTGGATTAAATAGTTCAAATGAATATACAAGATATATCTATGAGTCAACTGGTGGTGCTACACCAAGCCCTACCCCAACACCTACCGAAACACCTACAGAAACTCCAAGTCCTACACCAACACCTACAGAAACACCTACAGAAAGCCCTAGCCCTACTCCTACGCCTACAGAAACACCTAGTCCTGATCCAACTCCAAGTCCAACTCCTGATCCAGTTCAACCAGACCCAAACCCTCAGCCAACATTCGAACCAGAGCCAGTAGTGATAGAGGAACCAGAACCAATAGTGATAGAAGAGTTACAACCAGAACCTGTAATCGAACCTTCACTTGAACCAACTCCTATAGAAGAAATTATACCAGTAGAAGAAGAAATTAACAATGCTATTGATGAACTAATAGTTAATGAAGAAGAAATTTCAGATGAACAATTGCAAGACATTACAGACTTATTGTTGGATAACTATGAAGTTGATGAAGCAATGCCTATTACTGAATTATTAGAAGAGTTAAATGATGATCAGGTGTTAGAACTTTTAGAACAGTTAGATGAGAATCAAATAATTGAATACCGTGAAGGTGTTGAGATAGAGGCAGGTGTTGCAGTTATTTTTGAACAACTGTCTGACCCTACAGCCTTAATAGGAGAGTTATTTTCAGACCCAAGTCAAACATTTGAAGCACTTGGACAATTGGGTGCTGATATGACAGAAGAAGAAAGAGAAGACTCAGAAGATGTAGTTATTGCATCAGTTATTGCTGTTCAAGCAGTAGGTGCAGCAATGGCAGCAATACCACCAACCTCAAGTGCACCAACTGGTAGTACATCTGGTCCATCAGGATCTGGTGGAAGTAGTGGTGGGGGAGACGCTGGCGGCGGTGGCGAAGGCAGCGACAGCAAAAAGAAAAAACTTAAGGTAAAGCGTAAGCCTAAACTTAAGAATCGTAGAAATACAAGGAGGATAAAATGATAAAAGCAATATTAAAACCTTTTAAATTTATCTTCAAAGCAGTTAAGTTCGTAGTTATGTTACCTATAAACCTAGTTAAGTTTATTCTGATCAAGGTTTGGGCGGTAGTTAATTATGTTCTTAATCTTGTTTGGAAGATCATAAAAGGTATATATAAAGCAGTAGTAGCGGTAGTCAAAGAAGGTATTGAATTTGTTACCTGGATTATCACAAGTATATACAATGCAATTAAATGGGTATTTGTTAGTACCTGGAAATTAATTGTATGGATGTTTCAAAAAGTATGGAAAGCAGTTAAGTTTGTATGGGCATGGCTAGTAGAAGCATTTGTAGAAACATTAAATCAATTGTGGACATTACTAGGTATGTTCGCAGCATGGCTAGTGCTTGAAGGATCTGCAAAGATCACTGTTGGTTATGCAATCATCGTAGTTCTTGTTGTCTGGTTAGTGACAATAAGACTTAGAGGGGAGGAATAACATGGCAAAAGAAACAAAATTAGATGACGAAAAGGCAATGGGAGCAGTCAGTGGTATCAAGAATATACTTCTTAGAATAATCGCTGTATTTGCAGCCAATGGACTTGGAGTTATTGGTGCTGGTGCAATTATCGGTATCGACACCATGAGTGCAATAATACTTGCAGGAACTCTAGGTGTTGCTACAGTAGTTGAAAAACTAGCACGAGGATTTATCGATGATGGAAGACTAAGCATCGAAGAAATCAATAGTGCATTTAACTCAGTAGACAAAAAGTCTAAGTAGGTCTACCTATTATAATAACGGATTCCCTGTAGAGTTCGTTATTATAATATTTTGTAAGCATTTCTTTTACCGTGCATCTAAAGATTGTTTCAGTTGGCATTGTAAGATCTTGAGCATAAATACAATGTTTGCTTTCACCAAAAACTTCCAGAGCATCTTTTAATAATTGCTCAACATTATTTGGCTCACATAAAAATATTATTGGATAGTTAGTGTCTATAAACTTTTTAAAAAACTTTTTATTTTCATCACTATCTTTGGGATAGCAACCATATATAAAATCACCATGTGCTATCCCTGACACAGTTAACGCAGTGATTACTGAATTAGGTCCAGGTATAGCAGTTACCTTTATATTGTGCTCTAGTGCAACAAAGGCATACCCACTACCTGGGTCGTGAAAACCAGCATTACCTTGATCAGATAATATTAATACATTTTTATCATTTAATAATATTTGAACTATATTATCAATTGATTTTATTTTTTCACAACTTGATATTTCTATGATACGTGCTTTTGTCTCAATTTCTAAATCAGACAACAGTTTGTTAAATTTTTCAAGGCTTTCTACAGCAATTACATCATGATCAATGATGCTTCTAATAGTCCTAAAAGATATGTCCGATATGTTACCAATATGTACAGATCCCAGGGTTAAAATTCCAGCCATATATAGCAGTATATCATGTTGACTATAAAAATGATAGATGGTATACTTTAATAACACTATACAAAAGAGGCTTACTTTGACGTGCATAGCGGTAGTTAGACAAGAAAATAAAATGTTTATGGCTGGTGACAGAGGTGCATCAGATGAAAACAGCATGCTTACCTTAAAGGCACCAAAGGTTTGGAAAACTGGTCAATACCTAATAGGATACGCTGGCACCATGGATGGTGAAAGAATAAGATTAAACTTTAAACCACCTGTACCAGATGGCAACTTAGATAAATTTATGTACACAAAATTTTTAATATCATTAAGAGATTTTTATGACAAATGGTGGGTTGACGTTTCTAAAGACTCAGATTTTGGAATGATAATTTGTGTTAAAGGTAGAATGTTTGAACACAGTGCTGTAGATATGTCATTAACAGAATATGATTTAGATTATTTAGCAATGGGCTCAGCATCAGAGTTTGCATTGGGATCACTTTATTCTACTCAAAAACAAAAGAATGGAAGAAACAGAGTTATTCAAGCAGTAGGTGCTGCCATTAATTTTTCAACATCTTGCACTGGTCCTATTGACACGGTAAGCATCTAGGTCTATACTAGATATATGAATACAGAATTTGAGATTTGGCTGTTACAAGGCATCGACAAGGGCTGGATAACTGAGCCATTTTGTAGTACTCATGATGGTGGTTTTCAATACATGAGCGAAGAAGAGCAAGAAGAGTGGGACCAAGGTGGCGACCCATGTTGCTATGTAATTAGATTAATGGAGTTATCTTAATGAAAAAAATGTTCATTGTTTTATCTGTTTTATTTTCAGTACTAGCAGTTCCAGTAAATGCAGTTGAGAGTCCAACACCTGTAGTTGTCCCAACACCAGTTGTTACACCAACTCCAACACCAGTAGTTGCGAGTCCAACACCAGTTGTTGTTCCAACACCAGTTGTTACACCAACTCCAACACCAGCAGTTAATACTCAACCAATTGTAATTATTGATAGTTACTTTGATACAAGAGTTGCCAACACAACTATTGTTTGTATTGCAACAGATAAGTGTGTAAATACACCGAAACCTTCTAAGAGAGTTTCTGATCCAGTAAATCATGGTATGGCTATGGTTGAGGTTGCTCGCAGAAATAATCCAGAGGTACCTTTAGTTTTGTTGAGATCTGCAACAGTATCAAACAAGGGTGCAGTTGGAATATTAAATGGTAATGATTTTCTTGCAGCATTAAAATGGGTAGATGCTAATTCATCAAATGTATCTGCTGTGTCTTTTTCTTATGGACTAAGTGGAAATATGACAAAGCCAGGAGAATGTAAACTTTCTCCAACTGGATTAGTTAATATTAAAATTGTCGATCCAGCAATTAGATCAACAGTTGCCAATTTGAAAAATAAAGGCATACCAGTATTTGTTTCTACAGGTAATGATTCAAACAGAAAACCAGTTGCATATCCAGCATGTATTACTGATACAGTTTCTGTTTCTACATTTCCAGTAGGAAATCATGATGCTAATACAGATTATTTTGGAGTATTACCAACAGGTAAGTTTAATTATGGCTCAGTGCTGTTTGGTTTAATTCCTCAAACAACCTCTTCTGCAAATGTTGCTGTTGCAACACAGTGGCAAAAAGGTTTAACTGTTACTGACAAGTTAGTGTTAGTTTCAGAATAAAAAAGATGGCGTGTAACTCAGTTGGCAGAGTGCGAAACTGTTAATTTCGAAGTCGTAGGATCGAGACCTACCACGCCAGCCAAAGGGAGTATAGCCAAGTAGGTTAAGGCACCGAACTCATAATTCGGCTATCACAGGTTCAAGTCCTGTTACTCCTACGCCCCAGTAGCACAACGGCAGTGCATCCGCCTTGTAAGCGGAAGGTTAGCGATTCGAATTCGCTCTGGGGCTCGCACTATGATATGATTGGATATTGTGAAAAACAAAAATAATACAGTAAGACACAAAGAAAACATAATTGATTTAAGATCAAAAGGATATACTTATAATCAAATACAAAAAGAATTAGGGTGTTCAAAAGGTACCATTTCCTATCATTTAGGTGAAAATCAAATTGATAAAAGTAAACAAAGAAGCGAAAGACGTAGAGAAGAGATAAGACAACGTTTGGCAGAAATAAAAGAAGAAACTGGATGCTTAGATTGTAATAAAAAGTTTCCGTATTATGTATTAGATTTTGATCATGTTAGAGGTAAAAAAGTTGATAACATATCTAAAATGGTTAAATGGTACAAGTATGATGATATTTTAGAAGAAGTAAAAAAATGTGATGTGGTTTGCTCAAATTGTCACAGAGTTAGAACATTTAGTAGAACAAACAACTTATTAAAAAGTAAGTTTTAAAGAAAAGAGATTAAGTGATAGTTGAATTAGAACCATGGGAATACGAACATGCTTATATGGTAGGTATGCGAAGATATACAGAAAATTGGAACAAGGTAGACGCTTCATACTACAATAGATCTAGTATGGAAGAAGATAGAAACGCTCAACCTGCATCAGCAATTTGTGAATTAGCAGTTGCTAAATATACAAACCAATATTGGCATGCCTCAGTTTGGGACGGTAGAAAGCATAAGAAGTATAAAGATATGCCAGACGTAGGAACAAACATAGAGGTAAGAAGAGTAAGAACACAATCTGGTCCAGCAGTACGTGAAAAAGATCTTAATCGTGGTTTGATTATTTGGGGTGCAGAACTATCAGATTCTGAATACAGAACAGTTAACTTGTTAGGTTGGATAGAGGCTGAAAAAGGGTATGAGATTGGTATCGATAGAAGTGGGTATAAGGTTATACCAAAAGAATTATTAAATAAAGATTGGTCAGAAGAAGAGTGAACGATGAAATACTTAGTCCATTAGACTTAGATTTTAATATTTGGTATAAATCAAAATCAGAGTCTTTTTTATATATAAATGAAAGATCAAGGGTTTCTCCAAGATGGTTGTCATATAAAGAAGGAATAAAACTTGGATATAGTGATTCAATCATCAAACCAATAAATTTATACGTTAGTAGATTATATCCAAAACCTAAATTATTAAGTATAAAAAACAATGAAGTTATACTGCAACAAACCAATCATGCTGAAATATTTTTGCTTAAAAAAGAAGATAGTCTATATAACATAGATAGACCATGGATAAGACAATATTATTTGTCAGATAAAAAATATGATAATTTACCTCAAGACTGTTTTGATGGTATTTTTAGGTTTTATATACCATGGATTATTGATGAAGAAATTACAGCACATATAGAGCAAGCAATAGACTCACCATTTGTTATATATCCAAATATTATGAATTTTAAAACAATAAAGAAAAATACTCAAATGATTGAAACTGACTTTGTATCTTTTCATTTTAAAAATAAAGGTAGTCATATGATTGATAGCGAATTTGGAAAAATACCAAGATTTAGCCCAATGTATAATATAAGATTTAAAGCAAGTGATATAATAATAGAGAGAGTAAGGAAAATGTATGAATAGAATTAAGTTCTATCCTTTTAGTGAAAAGACAGCAATGTTTGCACCAGTACCAGAGCCAGCATCAAAATTTATTCCAGAATGGTATAGGCAACAACCAGGGTTTATAGGTGATGAGTATAAAGATTTTATTGCTAAGGGTGGAAGTAGTGGAACCGTAAAAAGATGCATGCCAATTTTTGATTTAATGACTGCTGGATATATTATTAAATTTCCTATGGACATATATGTAGATGCAACTGATCCAGAAAAAATAACATGGAGTGTTCCCAATGAACTTAAATTTGTTGGAAACGATATGGTTGCAACACATACAGCAGAGCAAATATCTAACTATCCTGTTGACAACAATATGTATCATAAGCAAATTTTTAGAATTTTACCATTTTGGTCTATAATGACACCAAAGGGGTATAGCACTATATTTACTCACCCATTTCATCAAGATGCAGTTCCATTTAAAGCGTTTGAGGCATTTGTTGATACAGATAAGTTTGCATCAGATGGGCATTTTTCTATGTATATTAAAAAAGATTTTAAAGGCATTATAAAACAAGGTACACCATTGATTCAAGCCATACCAGTCAAAAGAGAGTCATGGGACTCAGAGTGTGTAATATATTCAAATGGTAAAGATGAAATAGAAAAACAAAGACTGATGGTTAGAAGTAGTTTTAGAAACTCTTATAAAGAAAAGTTTAGACAAAAAAAAGAATATAAGTAATGAATAATCCGTTAAAAATATCTTTTATTCCTGGAGGTGGTCCAAGTTATGAAAATATTTTTATTCCACCAGAACCAGCAATCAAACATGTTCCTGAATGGTATAAAAGTTTAGCAAAACATGAAATTTGGAATGATGATAAATATTTAAATCCAGTAAATAACATAGGTGGAGATGGTGCAAGAGTTGCTACTAAAATGTGTATGCCCTTTTTTGATTCACTTACTGCTGGATATTATTATTTATTAGAGGATGATTTGTTAGTTGAGTTAGATAAAAATGGAAAGCCAAAGTTATCGTGGGATAAAGATATAATGATTATGGATAAAAGACCAACCATAGATCTTCCTGTGCCAGACAACTGCCACCCAATACACTATGGATGGAGAATGAACTGGTATTATGAAACACCACCAGGCTATTCAGTATTAATAACACATCCAATGAATAGGCACGACTTACCATTTATAACAATGTCTGGCATTGTTGAATCGGATATCTGGGGCTTGCCAGTTTTTACTGCATTTTTTCTTAAAAGAGGGTTTCAAGGAGTAATAAAAAAGGGAACGCCTATTTTTCAAATAATTCCATTTAAGAGAGATAATTGGGAAATGAATGTTGATACTAGTTTAGAAAAATTTGATGAGCATGAATTTAAAGCAGAAAATAGAAGATCTATGTTGTACGGTTATTATAAAAAAACAGCATGGATAAAAAAGATATTTGGAACAAAAGGAATAAAGGAAGATTATGACAAATGAAAGTTTGCCAAATCCAATAAATGTAGTTATATATTCATATAAAGGAAAGTTATTAAAAAGGGTTGTAGATAATTTATTACAAAAATCATCTAAAAAAAATATGATATATGTACATGTTTATGATCAAAGCACTTTAACCAAACAAGAATATTTTGATCAATTTGATAGTCTAACTTACAATCATATATTTTGGGACAAAATAAAAAGCCCTTGTTATTATAAACAAAACATCATAAATAACTCAAAATTTTCTTATACCCTATTACTATCAGATAACATTTTCTTAAATCAAGATTGGGATGAATTTTTATTAAGTAGTCTGCCAAATAAGCAATCAGTGATAACTGGTAAAAATAATACTATTTTATCAAATGATGGCATCTTTTATTTAAAAAAGGAAGAAATAAAAACAGAAAAAATGCAACAAGTATATTTTGCAAATAGAGATTTAATTTTTGCTCATACATCAACCCTGCAATCTGTAAACTATCCTTCATATATAAAATATTATGGAGAAGAAGAAATCTTGTCACTGTTATATTTTTCTAATAACATTAAAATGTATAGTTGCCCAGATAAATTTTACACAAAAGAAGGTTCAGATACCATAAAAGACTTGTACACTACGTTTTCAAAATATCATAATTATAATGAAATGATAGATCTACTTAAGAATCAAAAAAATAAATATGATTCAATAGACGAGCCATTGATGCCAGATGTAAACATGTTTTTAAAACTACATCAGATTGATTTAGAATCTATCCATCCACTACCTTTTCCAATGAACGATGTCGAATACGATCAAGACCTGTCTAAATTTGATGACATTGATTCTAAAAAATTTATGACTAAAATTAATTACATTGACTAGTGGTATAATATAAGAAAGATAGGAAAAAGATGCATAGAATTGCGGTAATAGATAATTTTATAACCAAGGAAGACGCAGACACCCTAATAAGGGAGCAACATAACCCATCAGAGGTTAATCCATATCCAGACTACTACGGTAAAAGATATGGTGGAACATCCTTACCATACAACAAGAATGTCATGGATGTGATGATTAAATATGGAAATAAATCTAACGAAGTTCATAGATCCTACAATGGCTTTCTTAATCCTATATATGTATTTAAAGGTTTTGGGTCACACTGGGTAAAGGGTACAAGAGGTGGGTTACACTTAGATGCACAAGGTCCTGAACCATTTATTGAATTTAGCACAATCATTTATTTAAATGAGACTCCAGAGTATCAAGGAGGTAAAATATTTTTTCCTAATCAAGATTTTGTTTATCAACCTAAAAAATATTCAGCAGTATTTTTTCCAAGTGCTGGCACGGAATACATTCATGGTATTACTGAGGTAACTGAAGGACATAGATACACTGCTTTGTTTATGCACACATCTCTTCCAGAACATGCAGATCCAGACTTTTTAGGAGAAAATAAAAAACCAGTTTGGCAAGCCGTTGAGTATCCATTAGAGCGAGAGGCAGAAGAGCGTGAATCTAATAGATCATGAGGTACTAGATTTAGGATTAGTATATTATAAAAATATTGTAAAAAATACTGATCAGATTATAAGAAATATAGAAGATTTAGAAGAAAGATTGTTAAACAGTTCTGAAGATGTTAAACAAAAGACAGTCGTTCAGCCATGGTCTCCTTGGGTTAATGAAAGTGCTGGAACCAAAGAAATATTTTGTTGGCAAAAGTTTATTCCAACCATGGAACAGATATCAGAAGATGATACCTTTAGAGATGAACAAAGAAATATATCTTCTAGAATACATGGATCAATTGATGAAGCATTAAAACATTATTCAACAAAACTATATCCATTTGCACAAAAAAATGTTAAAGCAAAAGAACACGCAACAAGTTTATTAAGATACGATAAAACTGGATACTTGCCACCACATCAAGATCAAGGAGTGAGCACCAGAGTTCTATCTGTATTGCTATATCTTAATGACGATTATGTTGGTGGAGAAATAACATTTAGGCAATCAAAAGTAACTATTAAACCATCAGCAGGAAGCATTGTATTCTTTCCGTCTAATTTTTTGTATGTTCATGAGGTTGACTCTGTTTTAAAGGGACCAAGGTATGCACTACCTACTTGGTTTCATAATGTACCATCACATATGATTAGAAATTCTACAGGTGAAGAGTGAACGACCAAGATCAGTCACATAAAATTAATACACATTTTGACGAACTTAAAAATGCAAATAAAAACTTTAATATAAAAGGAAGAAATGATTTTTTAGTAAACCCATTAAATAATAAAATGAGAGATGACGTTAAAAAAACTGGAATTGCCTATAATTTAAATAGTGATAATTTTAGATCAGATGAGTTTATAAAAAAACATAAAAATAAACATATACTTTTTGCTGGATGTTCAAACACTTTTGGAGAAGGGGTTGAATATGAAAAAACCTGGGCATATAGATTATATAAAGAAATAAGTAAAGAAGAAGAGTTAAGTGGTTATTTTAACCTAGGTGCTTCAGGTGCAAGCATTTTTGAAACATTAGTGAATGTTCAAAGATATATAAGAAAATATTCCATGCCAGATGTTATATTTTTACTATTTCCAGAAATAGAAAGAGATATTAGATATTTTGTAAGACCAGAAATATCATTAACAACAATAATTGCTGAATTATATCAAGAACTTGAATACTTATGCAACAACTCAAACACTTTATTATTTAGCACAAGTTGGCTTAATATGGATGAAGAAAAAATAGGAGAATCCTATAATTTACAATATAAAACTATAAATAATGAGTATCCAGATACTGGATTTTATAATTTTCTTAAGGGCGTAAACCCATATAATGAATTAAAAATGTTGCAACAATATTCATCAACCTTTAAAGTGTTAAATCAAAAAGATATAGAAAAAAGTTTATATGAATATTCTTTAATAATAAAAGACAAAAACATTTTTGTTGCTCAAGATGCTGGAAAACATCATGGAGAGGGGTTTCATTACTCATGGTCTAAGTATTTTTATGAAAGGTATATAAATGAATAGATATACAGAGCATAACCATAGACTTCATATTTTATCCAATGGTGAAAATTTTAAAGATAAAGAAGAGTTTGAAAATAGACTTATGATGGAAAAAATATTTACCTTTACTAACAGACATGTTCCAACAACAAAAAAAGCAGAAATAATAGATCAATTTGATAATTATGAGTTAGAGTATAGTTTAAATTCAGATGGATTTAGATGTGAAGAATTTAAAAATAACCATAAGGACTTGCACATACTGTTTGCTGGCTGCTCTAATACATTTGGAGTTGGAACTGAATATGAAAAAACTTGGGCATACTTAACTCATAAAAAAATAATGAAAGAAAAAAATAACGAATACTATAATATTGGTGCTCCTGGCTCATCTATATTTGAAATAATTATAAATGTATATAAATATATTAAAGAATTTGGCACTCCAGATATCATATTTTTATTGCTTCCAGATATGGAAAGAGATGCAAGATATTTTCTTAATCCAGAAAGATCAGTTACTATTTTAAATACAGAAATATATAATAATTTTGAATTATTCTGTAAAACAAATAAAATAAAACTTATTGCCAGTACATGGATAATGAGCAGTGGAAATCAAAGACTTACCAATTTTTCAAATTTAACTTTATCAAAAGAAAATATTTTACAGCCAGCAAAAAATGTATTTACAGAAGAATCAATTTCATATTCAAAAAAAGAAGATCCATATTTAGCGTTACAATATTTAGAGCGTTTTAGTGACACTTTTAAACTTATGAATTTACAAAATATTCAAAGTTTAATCTATCAGTATTCTTTAAATAATAAAGATGATCTATTTATGTACACCGCCCCAGACATAATGCACCATCACGGCAACGCATTTCATTATGCATGGTCTGAATATTTCTATGAAAGGTATCTAAATGAAAAAAATAATATATAAAATTAAATTTTATTTTTGGTTAAGAAAAAATAAAAAACATTTTAAAAAGAGAGATTTTATTTATTAATATGAAATATAAAGATATAATTAGTAATGATAAAGAGGAAAGACCTCAGCACTTTAAGTTTTTATTGCATAAAAATAAAGATATTATAGGGCCATTCCTTAATCCAGATTTAACAAAACAATCTATTGAATTTGGTCCATATATTAGTGACTCGTTTGTACCAGTTAGCAAAGATAAGACAAATGTTTTGTTTGCTGGATGTTCTATAACTGTTGCATGTGGGCTAAACGATATTAAAAAAAGTTGGTCATATAAGTTATACAATCAGATAAATGAGGATAATCTGTGTAGTGGCTATTTTAATGTTGGATTATCTGGCGGATCAACAATAGAAATAATACTTAATGTCTTTAAGTATATATCTAAATATGGATATCCAGATTATATATTTATACTTTTTCCTAATTATGGAAGAGACTGGTTTAAATTTAATACATTTCGTGGACTAGACGGTACCCTTGTAGAAATTTTTATATTTAATTTATATAGCATATTAGAAGACATGTGTAAAAATAACAATGTAAAGTTATTTTCAACTGGATGGTCAGATTTAGTTCCAGGGGTTACTGATTTCATAGATACCTATATTCCAGATTTTGAAGAGTATATGCATAGAACAATGAAGGATTCTTTTAATACTTATTATCAAATAAATAAAGAAAGATTTACAAAAAATACATTTGATTTTATACAAAACAATGATCAAAATATGACAATTATTGGATCAGATAATACACATCCTAGTGAGGCAGTTCATTATGCATGGTTTAAAGAGGCTGAGTTTCAGTTACAGGAGGCTATCAATGTTGATAATGGGAATTAACGAAACAACACATGATGCCTCTATTTCTTTAATTAAAAACAATGAAGTGCTATTTTCTGGACATGCAGAAAGATACAGCAAGGTTAAGAATGATTGGTTTACTAATAAAGATTTAATAGACGATGCTTTAAAATATGGATTTCCAGATCAAATAGCCTACTACGAAAGTCCGTTTTTAAAAAAACTAAGAGTTAAAACTCGTGGTGGTTTTGGTGGGGGCAGGCCTTGGTTTGAACACACCTATCTTAATGCAATCCCAAGGACTAATTTTAAACATCATTACTCACATGCAGCAGCAGGGTATTACACAAGCAAATTTGATGATGCAGCAATAGTTGTTCTTGATTCAATTGGTGAGTTTAATACTTCTACCATTTGGACTGGAGAAGGAAATGATATTAAGTTAATGTACAAAGATAATTATCCTTTTAGTTTTGGTTTATTTTATTCTGCATTTACTCAACTAATTGGATTGATGCCAAACCAGGAAGAGTACATAATGATGGGTATGGCTGCTTATGGAGATAAACAAAAATATCTTAAAAGGGTTTTAGAATATTTTCCATCAATTGGTTATCAAAAATATAATTTTCATAAAGGAATTTTTGATTGGGGATCAGAAATAACTGAGCAAGATAGATTTGACATTGCAGCAGCAGTACAAGAAGTTTATCAAATAAGATTAATAGATTTTATGTATATGGCAAAAAGACTAACTAAGAAAAATAACTTAGTTTTTATGGGTGGCTGTGCCCTTAACTGTTCTGCCAATACCTTCTTGTGGAGTATATTTGATGATATATGGATTATGC